AAAAAGGCCCACCCAAGAGCACACAACAAGGAGAGCAAAAACCTGTGTGAAACTTGGGTGGACCATAGCTAAAAGCCAGTTAATACCTGAGCCTTTAGTTTGAGCTTATGACAGACCAGAGATCTTGATCGAGTCGCCAAAGTTCATGTGCTTTACTGACATTTCGCCAACAATTTGGTGCTTATCGCTATCACCAGATTTTGCTAACAGTGTGCGAGTAAATGGACGCAAGGATGTCAACTTAAACATACTTGGGTCAATCAGTAGAGCGTGAGTTGTTTTAAGCTGCCTGTTAAGGACAACGCGATATTCGCCATAGGGGGACACATATAGGTCAATAGCATTGACCAATGTCTTACCCTGAGCAATCTCACGGTTTCTTCCCGATGCTGCACTAAAGCCAGCGACGATTTGGGCGTCAGCGGGTTTTATCATCAGAGTGTCAACTTCGCTACCATTGTTATAAGCAGTTTGACCCGCTACTAACAATTTTGCCTCTGTAAGGGCATCCGTAGCATTGCTTCCTGCATCTAAATTTGTGCTGACCTGATTGATAACAGATTGCATCTTACGAGCGGTAGATGCGTTACCAGCAACGGCTGCTTGGTCTAAGCCGACAAGAGCGTGCTCATAGTCGCGCTTAATTTCCTTGAGGGCTTTCGCCATCTGGTCTTTGTATTCGATAGGTTACGTTACTCACCTACCCGTTCTCTTACGAACTGCTTATGCTTTCGACACAAGAATAGACTATATCATGTCAGCGGTTTGCTGACCCATGCGCTTCCACCCACTTGGGTGTACTCCCCGAAGGGATAGTCGTTGCACGTTCCTCACAAAAGTAAGGCTTCGCTCAGGATTACCATGGCTTTTTAGCTTTAGGCTTCCCCTGAATTCACACGGTTTATACTACGCTGCCAGCTTTAGGAAATCACTGTAAGTGGTTGTTAACGCAGTTTCTTTTGCTCTACCATGGGTCTTGATAGCGTCACTTGTTTCTGACACTTGAAAACCCTTAACGAGTATCTGGCAAGTACCAGTACGCTCTGTTGCATCGCCCAAGGTTGCGAAAGCGGCGTCAGCCCCTTCTACGGCGGCATTGACCGCAATTGCTGCCAAGCTGTCTTCAAGCCAAGAGTATGTACGTGCTGTAACCTTTTCGGTTTTGAGCATTGCTTGCATTGGGGTAGAGAACGGAGAGATATTGGATATGATGTCACTCACGTCCTCAGCTTTTCCGACCTGTGAGTATGTAGTATAAATTGCCATTTGGCATTCCTTTCAAGGATTTATGATGTAAACTTAAAGTTTTGGATCAGTCTGCCCAACGCGCCATCAACGCTTCAGCGATGTCATCTGTGCTGCCACCATCACGAGGATTATCTATGAGCTTTTGGTGGGCAGCATTACGCTTACCCGCTCTAATCTGCGACTTACTTGGTGGAGCTTTTCTGGAACTCAAGACCTTCGTTTTACCGCTCTTACTTTTCGTAACTTTAGCCTTAGCTTTCTTGCTTTCGGCTGACTGTTTTGATTGGTCATAGAGGCGTGCTTTGTTGATCAACATGATAACCTCTGGTGAGGTGTACTGATCAACTTGGTCTTGTGGCAGGCCCGACTTTACTGCGTAGGTTCTGATCTCTGAGTAGAGGTCATTTCCCCAGTCTGGCAGGCTATCTTCCAAAACCTTAACGCAATCTGCGGCGGCTTGTTTGGTAGCTTGCTGTTGCTGTGCTTGCATATCGGCCATCATCTGGCCGCTCTCTTCATTTAAGAAGCGAAGGTCATCTTCTGCCTGTCGTGCGTCTTGTCGTAACTGAGCAAAGGTATCGGCGTCCATTTGTTGGGAAGCCACTAGCATATCAATGTCAGCGTAAGGCTTATGCCTTGCTTGTGCACGTTCCATTAGTTTCTGATAACTTGCCTGCGTCTTTGCCAGATTTTCATCTGTGACTTTACGTTGCGAGGCTAGATCCTGAGACTTTTTTGTTAAAGATGCTTCTTGTCCATATAGCCGCTTCAAGTCCTTTACAGATACCTTTTTGGACTCACCGTTGACCACAATATCAACAACATTATCTTCGGAAACGACTTTAGGGTCATCGTCTTCCTCAGTGTCATCATCAGGGTCTTCGTCTTCGTCCTCGTCAGGGTCTTCTAGGCTGTCATCGTCTTCATCGACATCCGCTTCTTCAGTTTCATCCTCTTCGACCTCTGTCTCGTCTTGGTCTTCGGATGTTGCATCTTCGTCCTCGATTTCATTGGATAGGTCTTCACCGTCCGCCCATCGTCCTAAGATTGCGTCCGCTGCTTCATCTCTGTCGAGATTTTGCGGCTCAGAGTTAGTATCTTGCACGTTATTCATGGTGCTACTGTTCCTCTTGGCTTGTGTCGCCATTCTGTTGTTCTACGATGCTGTCACGCACGAGAACTCGTTGTTTCAAAGTGTTCACCACGTCTACGATTGCGCGATAGTGGGTATAGACAAGCTCACGCTCATCCGATTTGTCGGGCTCTGTATTCACGAAAGTTTGGAATGCAGTTTCGACAGTCTCATCAATGACCGAAGTGAAGGCGGGGCTCTGTAGTAGAACCTCCGCCTCATCTCCAGCCAATACAAGTTGCTCTTCTTGTTCTGGCATAGGTTTTCCTTAGTTGTTTAACCGTTAGGGCTTGCGATTGCCCTGACATCATCAGCACTCTTGGCAATCTCAAGTTCTTCAAGATTGACGTACTCTTTGTGCTCATGCTGGGTTTCTTGTAGGTCCATCTTGTCGGACTTAAGTGCAAAGTCTTGCTTGGCTTTCAGTTCAGAAAGCTCATGCTTCATCTGCGCCATTTGGCCATCGAATTGGGCTTTCATCTCAGCGACAGCAGTTTGCCGTTCTTGAAGTTCAAGCTGTTTCTGGGCCATCTGCATCTGCATTTCTTGTGCAGGGTCAGGCTGGGCTGGTGGTATCTGAGCGGGGTCTGTTATGAAGTCCGCAATGTTTTTGATACCTGATTTCTCAAAGATAACTCCTAGCATCTTGTACTTGTTTTCTGGTGAGTACATTTCGCCAAGAGTTGGGTCTGTCGAGAGTAGTGTGTGAAAGGCAAGGTACTTCTGCACCATTGTCTCCTGATCACCGTAGCCTAAGTTAAATTCTACCTGTACGTCTCGCTTGTCAGCCCATTTAGCAGGGTTGACCTTTACGTGACGGCCAGCAAGCTCCACGATCTTCTCTTCACTCTCATTCTCTACGACCAACTGGTACACAATTGAGAATAATGGTTTTAAGAAGTTGTTCGCAAAGTTACGAGCGATGATCTTTTGTCGCTGTTGGCTCATAGTGGCCAACTGCTCTACCATCGCTGCCGAATTTTGATGACTTATTGCGTCTTTATTTAGACCTTGGCTAAGGCGGGAGACACCAGAAGTGTCCTCCTTATCCTCATCTAGCATCTGGATAGTCTGAAAGATGTAGGGGTTCAGAGATGCTTGAGGCATTGGGTTAATAGCGTCTGGGCGTGTCACATTGACAATACCACCGACCCTATTGTCGATCAGTTCTCTTGGGTTCGTTAGGCCACCCTTTACTACTGTGTAGCGTGGGTTGTTTGTGACCATAGCGTGATCAAGGATTGACCGCGTAAGTACAGTACGTGCGTTCTGAATACCAAGTAGCTTTTCACCAAAGTTATTGCCGTGGAAAGCGTGAGGTACTGGGAGTGGCACAAAAGCTACGAAGGGACGGCGTGATACAATCTCTTTCTCAAGAAGTACGTTAGACGCCTTTACGATGCGGTACAGATCGACAGTACCAGTGCCCTCTATATCAAGCTCAATATAAGCTTCCACCACAGTGACCTGGCGCGTCTGACGTTGGTAGCCTTTGCCACCAGTAGCCATGTCATAGCCTATGTCGTCAAAGCGTGCCAATATCTCAGGATCACCGTCAAAGTCAGTGTCTTCGTTGTCAGCTATGTCTGCAACTATGTCCTCATCGTAGCCCATGGCTATTAGCTCACTGATGGTCTTCTTCCGTGCGATGTGCACAGAAGCCCACCTTGTCTAAAGACTTGGCTTGTGGTTCGATCAGGAATTCTTCGGGAGCCACGGCCTCAATACATACCTGTGACGTATCACGGGCCACGCGAAGCTCTCCTGTGAACATCCCTAGCTCATCTTGCTCCAACTCTTCGATCTCAACGCCTTCGTCTGCAAGCAGAGCGTCTAGCTCCTCTTCTGAGAGGCCTTCCACAGGCTCTAGGCTGCTTTCGGTGCGTTGCTCCCAGAATACCTTACATATACCAGCGCGTGCGATGAGGCCGTCATGGATGACCGTCTGCATCACTTCAAACAAGTTGTTTTGGCGATGGAGGACATAATCTGTATATTCAGTGCAGACTTCAGCAGTCTGTACGTCGTCCATGTTCTGAGGTGCAAACCGCATTGTTTTGTTGCCAGTAGAGAAGGTTTCTAGCAAAGCGGCCTTCATACTTTCTACTGCATCATAAACGTCTTGAGACACGTACTTGCTGTTACCATCATGCGCTGGGCGTGGGAGTGCGGCTGAATAATATTGCATAACCTTGCGGCGCTCTTTGGAGATTTCAGAGTCGTAGTAACCAATTGACCGCCTTAGATTGGTGTCCACGATTGAGACGATCTGATCGTCATCAAGGCTTGTGTATTCTTCTTTTGATTTCATATCTAAACCATCTCAATGTAATAGGCATCGACTGATGTAATAGGCTCCCAAGCACCCTCATGGATGTGGTTGGCTAACGCCAAGCTCATTACACAGTCATCGAAACATCCAGCTTCAGCTTCCATCCCGCCACTCTGTGTGACGATGTAGGTAAGCATCTCGCGGATCGTGACCTTATCGTTAAGTTCGATTGTACCCTCTCGAACAGAGGCCCTGAGCTCATCAATTATCAGGGGTTTGGACTTGGAAGTGGTAGTGAAGCCCAGCTTTAGGGTTTCTTTCTCAGTCAACTTGTCGATCTGCACCTCTGTGTAGAAGTGAGGATACGCCATGTCTTTACCAAGTCGGGTACACGTTAATATCCCGTGGGAGTTGTTTTCTACTATGATGAAGGCAAAGTTAAATAACTCACCAAGCTTGTAGAGAACTGTTGCAAAGTAATCGGGATGCACTTGGGCACGATAAGTCGCGACCTGTCGTTTTTTACTGTCTAGTACCTGAGCTACGCTGTAGTCACCGCCTCGCACGCCCATAGCAACGTCAGCACCAATTGTGTACTGTTCGCCTTCATCTAGGGTGCGAAAGAGTGTCAACTCACCGCGCATATTCTCAAGCCATTCTTCACCTTCAAGAGCTAAACGCTTCTTAGGGTCTAATGCTGTTGAAATGCTTTCTTGTAGGCCCTCTGGGTTAAACACAGGCCTACCAGTTGTTAGGAAGGCCTCAGATGGGGCAGCGGGGTATTCCTGTTTGAATAAATCTATGCCGTTCTGTGCAATCTTGCGCCTACGGAACATTAGCTGCTCGTGGTCCAAGTCGTACTTCTCGGAAATTTGCTCTTCCTCTGGAGTTATCTCAAAGTTCTCTGGGACAGTCTCACGGTATTCTGCATCTAAAAACCACGGGATGAACACAGGTAGATAACCATTAGTGCCCTCAACAGCACCTTTCCA